TATATTGGATAAATTGGTGTATTAAAATAGAAAGTCTTGAAAAAAAAATATATAAAGGTATTAATTTATTATTTAGCTCTAATTTTACTATACTGGATAAAATAAAGAAAAAGGATTGTTGGGAGTTCTTTTTATGGACTAAAATATGGCAAGCAAATCAAAAAAATCATTTTTTGAATAAAAATATTTTAAAATCGATAACTAAATTATTTTTTCAAAATTATGTAAGAAGTAAGTTAAAAGATAGAGCAGGATTGCTGGCTATGGGTGTACTTATATGTAATTGGCAACATAAAATAAAAATAGAAAGAAAAATAACTAAAATGGAAATTTTTGCAAGTTTAAATGCAAACCAATTTTATAAAAATATAAAAATTGAAGATGATAATGATCAAAAATATCTGGAATCATATAATTTATTAAATAACATAAAGCAATCTGAGAATGTTAAAAAATTGTATAAAATTAATTCTTTGGAAAAAAAGATGGACTTTTTAAGAGAATACATTCCAAAAGAAGAAAAAGTAGTATTGAAAGATGAAAATACACCTAAAATTGGAAAAAAAGTAACAGAATATTTTTCTTAATTACATTATGTCTAAATTTGCATGTTTTTTAAAAGACAATATAGTATATTTAATAATTATTGTAGTAATCCTTATACTTGCTGTAATGGTTTTTTTGATATTAACTATACCTAAAAAAATAGAATACGATGGAATATGCTATAATAGATTAAATAAATGCTTAACTCTTAGTGAGCAATATCCAGCTATACGTCAAGCTCGAATCCCAGAGACATATAATAATACTTTTTACGATGAACCCAATTTTCCTTATGCTTTAAGAGACTTCTTCTTTGCTTCATCTTATAAATCATATTTACCATGTGGTTATACTGATGATTTAGTTAGCTACCAATCAATAGCGAATGTTATAAATGCAGGTGCTAGAGTTATTAATTTAGATATGTTTTATCAAGGTGAATTAGAATTCGATGAGGATACAAGAGTTATTGTTGGTAATGTTGTAAGAAAATTTGTTTATGATAAAAATGGTCAAGTTATGAAGGATAAAAATGGGAAAGATATTGTAGAAAAAGAATTACAATCACTTTCTAGATGTCACAAAGAAAAATACTACAGGAAGTACTTAGAATTTACAAAATGTTTAGAAATTATTCGGGATAATGCTTGGGTACGAACAAATGCTCCTTTATTTCTATTTTTGAATTTAGAATTTAATTATAATGAAGGATTAGAGTACCAAATTTTTAGTCAAATTTGGAATTATTTGAAAGATAAATTAATTGATAAATACTATGGATTTCAAAGAGTAAAGATTGGAGCTATTCCCGTTTCAAAAGTAAAAAATAAAATTATTATTCTTACAAACAGGAAACCTTTTAATGCTTTTCTTGATGAAATTACAAATGGGATAGTTTCTTCTGAAAGTACTAATGTAAAATTATATGAAATTACAAGCTCAGAAGCAGAATTATATGGACCAAAAGCACAAATGGGTGGCGATGATGCTAGAAGAAATATTATTGAAAATACTAGCCAAAACATGGTTGCTGTTATAAAAAAATTAGATGTTACTCCAGATAATGTTTATAACCCTAAATTGGATACATTTAATTACAATACTTATTTTAATTTTGAAGTGGGTGTATCAATGACTTTTATGAATTGGCAAAATTACCCTGATGATAATAATTATTTAAAAAAATATCTTGAAAAATTTAAATTTGGAGGTATGGTATTGAAACCGCTTGAATTAAGGTATATTCCTAAACCACCCCCAGATGAGTTTCATAGAAATAAGAAATTGGATTACAACAATATTGTTGTTTATGGTCTCAATGGTTTTATGGATTTTCAAATATAATCTCAAAAATGACTCTAAAAATAATAATAAACATTTTTTGGTTCCAATTTTTCTTTTACACCTAAAATATAGTGGTATGTTTTATGTTTTTCTTTAAAATAATTTCCCATAATGTCAATAACATTTATATTGTATCCAATTGAATCGATAAATAAATACTTAAAATTATATTTTTGATTAATATATTTGATACCTTCTTTTACTAGATAATTATTTTCTTCCAAACAAAATACGTATAATATTTCTAGAAAATCACTGGAATTATATTTTAAATTAAATACAATTTTACCATCTATTACAAATGTTTTTCTTTGATCATCATTTATTAAAATATTAGCTAGATTGGACTTTTCTTTCAAGATTGGATGAAATTGGTACTTTTTTAAAAAATTATTTATTTTTGGATAATAATCCTCATTGAAATCATTTATTGTTACGTTGGTAGTAAAATTTCTTTTGATTGCAGAGTAATAATTACTTGTAAAATTATAATCTAAAAAAGAAGGGATTGGAGTTAGATCTATTTTAAACATTATAAGAGGAGATTTATGCATATTTGTATAATTAGCAACTTCATTCATTAAACCTTGAAATATATTATTATTTTGCATTTTTTTATCAACAATTGCATAATCAACAAAATTAACTCTCATAATTTTATTATTATAGACAACTTCATTTATTGAATTAAATACAGATGCAATAATATTATTATTTCTTTTATATATAATTGCTGGATTTTCTAATTTAAAAAAATTAAGGATTGTTGTTTTTGTTATATTGAAAGAAGGAAAATAATTTTTATACAATGTTATTAGATCATTAATATCAACATTATCTATATTTTTTTCAATTACAGCCCCATTTTTAAAATCATTATGATTATAATATTGTTTTTCATTTAAATTACGAAATACATTGTACCAATAATGATTATTATATTTTTTATATAATATATATATAATTTCAATTAATATAATTGATATAATTAGAACAATATACATAAGAAAAAAAATATTATAATATTTATGGAAAACCTTAGTACAAATAAAAAATTATATAATTATGTTGATAATATCCAGAAAATTCTTATGGAAAATCAAAAATTAAAATTAAATAAAACAAAAAATACAATGAGGGAGTCAATTTCTAAAAATAATTCAAATAATACAATCCCTAAAAATGAATATCTTAATGTAATTCCTAATAATTCTTTCAATAAAATGCAAATTAACAAAGAAGAATTTTTGCGTGAGTTAAGAAATTTATTTGATGAAAAAAAAATAGAATTGAATAAATTATTATCAAATAAAGAGAGAATAATAAATAATAAAATCAAACAATTTAGCAATAGGTATAGCAATTTTAATAAAAAAGATGTTATTAAAAATAATATTAATTTAGAATTAGACAATAATTTATATAAGGAACTTCGTCGTATAAATAATGACTTGGAAAATTATAATACACTTCATAATGAAATAAAAAACAATAAAATTGATTTTGAAGATTATATGCATCAATTAAATAATGTTAAAAGATTCCCAAAAATGGTAGTTGTCATAAAGAAAAAAAATTTGTTTTAGTAATTTCTTAGAATAAAAATCTATATAAAATTAATATGGATTTATCAAAAATGACTTTTTTTATAAGTGGAGAAAATATCAACAATACAAAGACCAATAAAAATAACAAGAATAACAATGTAAATAGAAATAACAATCGAAATAACAATCGAAAAATTGTAGAAGAGATTCAAAGTGAAGAATTTATTGAAAATGAGAATTTGAATCTTAATACACCAAAAAATAACAGAAAAAACATTTTAGAGAATGTTATTAATAATAGCTCAAATCGTTCAAACCGTAAAAATAATACTTTGAATCAAAACAAAAATATTTTAATTTTAAATTCTACAAATAAAAATTCTAATAATAAAAATAAGGAATCAATGAATAAAAATAATTCAGCGAACAATAAAAATAAATCTCCACTTCAAGCTTTGGGATCTTTCCTAGGTCTTACAGGAAATACCAAAAATAGTAATTCCAACAAGGAATATACTCTTGATATAGCGAAAGTAAGAAATAATCTTGAAAAATTAGTTAATGCTATATCTTCTCTTATTAGTGAAAAAAATCGTTTAGAAGAAGAGCTCAAGAGTTTGAAAACGAATGCAGAGAAAGCAAAGAATTTCAATGAAGAGAAAAAAACTACAACAAAACTTCTTAATTATTTAGTTAAACTTGATAAATATTTAGAAGAGGTCAATAATGCTCTCGAAGCATCACCTGAACAAAGAGTTCAATTATTAGAAACTGTTAAACAAAGAATCAATGAAAACTTTAGAAATACAAATAAAAATCTAGGTATTAAAGGTAATAAAAATGTTGAAGAAGTAATTGAAGAAGTTGTTTCTAACAAGAATGTTGTTTTGGAGGAAGTATTTAATCAAAATAAGAACAATAATAAGAATAGGAATACAGTGATACAAGAAGAGGAAGAAGTTAGCTATAATACTAATGTTCCCAAGAATAACCGTAATGTTAATGCTAATCGTAATGTTAATCGTAATTTAAATGTAAACCGTAACACTAATGTTTCTAATGAGAATAGAAATAATCGTGTAACTGAAGTTGTAGCAAATGTCACTGCAAATATTGAATCTACAACTCCAATGAATCAAAAATTAAATGAAAACCAAGAGTGCACTAATGAGTCATGCAATATTCATCAACCCACTATCAAAAACAAAATACTTCAAAAGTTACAAAATAGATTAATGGATCAACAACCAGTTGATTTTAAGAATGCTTCAAATAAATTAAATAAAATGATTGCTAATAAAGGAGTTGAAGTACCCCCTACAAATAATAGAACTATGAATAAAATCAATGTTGCTTTAGTTGAACAAGGTGCAGAACCAATCCCTCAAGAAGTTGTTGAAGAAGAAGTAGCAAACAGTCAAGGAAATAATAGAACTAATAATTCTAGAAATAATAATGCTAGAACAAATAATTCAAGAACAAATAATTCGAGAACAAATAATTCTAGAACCAATAATTCAAGAACAAATAATTCTAGAATCAACAATAGAAACAACACTAGAACAAACACCGAAGAATTAATTATTAACAATCAAACTAAAAATAATAATGAATCTTTTACTCATAAAAATCTATCTAATGTATTATTCCAAAATATCACTCCAGCTAATAAAAATAATAATTCCAAAAAAAACGTGTATAAACCAGTTTCAACAGAAGAATATTTTCAATAATAAAATATATCATACATTATGAGAATTGCTGTAATAATGCTTACAACAATTAAAATTGATCCAAATTCTCATTTATATAAAAAAGGACATCTATCTCCCAATCATCGTCGATTAATACAGTATAGAGATGGATTCCTAAAATTTATAAAACTCATTCGAAAATATAACTTTGATACATATATAATCGATAATTCAACTCCATTAGAAGAATTGGATAACAATATAAAAAAATTTATCAATGACAATGGATACGTTTACTTAAATAATACACCCAATCATTTAGGAAAATATAATAAAGGAGTTGGTTTGATTCAAGCATGGCACGATAATTTAGAATTAATTGCAAAATATGATTATATTATTCATTATGAACCAAGAATGCAAATGACAGAGGATTGCGTTATTTCTCAATTTGTGAAAAACCCAGGGAATTATTTTAGAAAAAGGATGAGATTGCCAGGATTGGAAACTGGATTTTTTATAATAGATTCAAGATCACTCTTGAGATATTTAATAAAAAGTGACGATGAATTAATAAATATGTGTAAAAAACAAATTTCAATAGAAAGTGATATACATCAATTTTTATTGAAGAACAATATTAAAATAAATCTTGTTGAAAAATTAGGTGTTGATTGGATAACTTATTATAATAGTATTAGAAGTTTATAAATAACTAGGTTTCATCTATAGTTGGCTTATTTGCTTCACGTTCTTTCTCTCTTTGTTTTAGCCAAGGTTCATCCAATGAAGTCAAGAATAAAAATAATTTATTATCAATTTGTCCAAAGTGCCAACCATTCGGTTCCTCCGACAACTCATTTCTATTACTAATATTTCCGCTGTGACGTAAACTTATAATAATTCCTTTCCAATCTGTATCTATTACTTGATTTGTTCTACCTCTCAAGAATCCCTCTCCCTCGCTCCCAACAGCCTTCGCTTCAAAGCGCTGTTTCTCCCAAAAAGTCTTATAATAAGCCAACGAAGCCTCGCTTACCCTCTTCTCATAACTCATATCATAGGGTGGAACGTTAATCATAGAAATCATCCTGCAAATATTAAAATTAGCAATAGCAGAACAACTAATGCATGGCTTGTTAGCCTGCAACATCATATCGACACGCAGCCTAACACTATTCACTGGATAGAAATCATCATCATCCATATGAACTATAATTTTATTAGTAGCCCAGTTTACTCCCATATTTCTTTTCATTCCAATTGGTAAACGAAATTTGTAAAAATCACCATACTCCATCTTATGTGGAAAAATGGCTTTATCTATCTTAGCATTGGACACCTGCTTCTCAGTTTTACTAGGTTTCACCAATCCTTTTCTAATTTGTGAAGTCCATTTTTCAAATAAAAATTTTCTCTCATCATCATTAATATGGAAATATTTGATTCTGTCGTCCGCTGGAATGTGTTCTTTGACTGGTGGATTACTTTCATCAACAATAATCCATTCCATTTTTTCCTTGGGGTAATTTTGTGTATAAAAGTTGTAAACCGCCAGTTTCATAAAATGGGCACGATTTCTAGTTGGTGTAATTATAGAAATTGTTGGAAGATCGCTATCCTCAAACTTCTTCAGCTCCTTTACCTGCAACTTAGAAGGTTTAGCAACATCCTTCTCACCAAGATTAAGCTTTTCAACATCTCTCAAGAAACTGTAGTCCATCTGCTTATTCATGATATCTGATTCTTGAAATCTAACACTTGGGACCACTAATTGGGGTTTGCACATATAAACATTATGATTGGGATGGATATTTTCTAAATAATATCGATCAACTTCTTTCTCAGTTGTTGTCAATCCATCAATTAACTTATCAAAAAAATGTCCAGCAACAGCATAACCATATGTACTCCAACTTCTAATTTTACAATAACTATCAGATTCACTTTTGTCAATAATATCAACCCAATTACCTCCTAAGTAAAACATATCCCACTCTTTGGGTAAAACAACATTGCGGATATCATCCAAAAAATCAATATCATCCTCAAAAATTAAAACACTTGGGAGACCTCTCTCTTTCGCCTCTTTTAAAACAGCCAAATGAGATTCCAAACATCCTTTTGCACCGGAGAAAGGATTCCTCTTGGGTCTATAAAAATTTACTTTCAAATTATATTTCAAAAATTCTCCAATCATATGCTCATGACGATCATCTCTCTCTTTCAAATTGATGCAATAAATCTCAGGAAATTGACGTGGATTGGGATTTTTCATTTCAACCAATCTATCAAAATTAATTACCTTTTGATGACGATCCAAATTAGTCTTTAAAATATCACTAAAATCTTCACCCTGTGTTACCATTGATGGGTAAGTACAATATGAATTGATAGTTGGATGTAACTCCTCGCAATAATATTCATCAATAAGTCGCTTATCCATATTAATACTCGCTTCTTCAATAATTCGATCATATAAAGATGCTTTGACAATATAAGCATGAGCGTACCAATTAGAACATTTCTTCCAACGGTAATAATATTCATCATATATTTTATTAACACACCCACCTAAAAACAACATTTCCCAATCTGGTGGTGGGGTTGGTAATTTAAATGAATGTAGAAATTTTGCATCATCTTCAAAAACCATAACATATGGTAATTTCTTTTCCCTAGCCAATTTAATTACATTAATGTGACTCGCTGTGCAACCATAGATTGGATTAGAGTCAGCAATGGCATCATAAAATTGGAATGGAATTTTTTGATTTTTCATTTCTTTGGCGACTTTTTCACGACGATCCTGTCGATCAATAAGAGAAATGACATATACATTCTCAGCTAGAAATTGCAAATTCATAATTTATAAATAATAAAAATATCTTTAAATTACAAAAAAATTGAATTAAAACTAAATTGGATTAGTTTACATTAGCATGTGCGACATCTCACTAAAAGAAGATATCTTAACGATTCTTGGATCATATATAGCAAAAGATTGGGTAAAATTAATACCAATTGATAAAACAGTTAAATATGATGATTACAATAATAAAAATGATTTCAAATTAGTTGCAAATATTGTTATCGATAATGAGATTTATACTTCTGGTAAAAAGAAAGACCAAAAGAAAAGGAACACTTTGATTAAATTTGTTCCAACGATCGATGAAGAAGATTTTTCAAAAAAAAATGAATGGTTGTATATTTTTACAATTAATAATCGTATTGTTAAAATAGGTGGTACTAGAACTGGACTAAAAGGAAGAACAGGAAGCTATTTATGTGGGCATCATATTCCTCAAAGAGGAAAATCTGGCGATTGTTCAAAAACTAATGGATACATTTACAATACTTTTGATTTTTACTTAAGTCAAGGTTGCACAGTAGAAATGTATGGATATGAATTACCAAAGAAAGATGTTGAAATAGAAGTATTTGGAATTAAGAAAAAAGCACCCTCACAAACATATCATGCTTATGAAAGTATTTATCTAGAAGATTACAAGAGAAAATACAAAGAATATCCAATTTTAAGTGATAACTGTGACCCTGAATATAAAGATAAGCCTGTAGCAGGAGCAGCAGTTGCTGCAGATACTACAAATAGATCGCTAGAAACAATGAACACTTTAAATGAAGCATTAAATTCATATGAAGACGAACAAACAAATTAGAAATTATTAATTAAATTAATTTCTTCATTGGTTATGTTAAAAAATTTATATATATCATCGACATTACCATTATAATTAAGATTGGGAATGGGAAAACTTTGTAAAATACGAATGTTGTTAAAATTTCCCCACCTACAAATGTTATTAATAAATACATATAATGGATGTTGTAGTATATTACAGTATTTTTCAGCTTCATCTTTGCTAGAACATAATATAAAAACAATTGATTGGGTCATTCCACAATTATCTACAAATACTTTGTATTTATCTGTAGTACTTATAAATACTTTATAACCTTCTTGATAAATATGTGGTCTTGAAGCATAAACAGTTTTTGATGGAGTATGAATTAGTCTATATTTGAATTTCTTTGTCTCTGTATCATTTATTAATTCCTTCTTAGTATAATGATGCAAATCGCTACTAGTTTTTACTTGAAATTTTTCTAAAGATGTATTATCAACTGTTTTCAATAATATATTTTGCACTTCTTGTGTATAGAAAAGAGGAATATATTTTCTTTTCATTGAAACCACACTACTCTCATAATGATTTCCCTTCCAAACGCCAGTAACATTTATATTTTGATAGAAATCGCAATTTTTAATAATATACCAAGTAAAACTCGATCCAATCTTTTTAAAATATTTCTTTGCACTGTGAATATCAAGGTGAATTATTTGTTTTTGGGTAAGAATTTCTATAAGTGTGTTTCTATCCGCATAAGACATCCAATTATCCGGTGTTATAAATAAAATATATCCATTTGGCTTTAATAATTTTAAAGATTTGTCTATAAAATCCTTGATTAGATTGTGATTTTTTGAGGCTCTTTTTCCATCTTCCAGTAGTTTGGCATATGGTGGATTTAGGGGTATTAGGTCATATTTTCCAAAATTGTCATTGGATAAAAAATCCACATTACTAATTTTTAAATTGTATTTGTCGCTGCAAAAAATTTTGCGAACATTATCCAATCGCTTTTCATTAATGTCATTAAATTCCAGTATCTCATTAAGAATTTCCTCCCTACTATGATTTTCCAATAATTTAAAAAAGATTGGAATAAAAAAGTTTCCATTACCACAACATCCATCGAGAATTTTTAAATTTTCCCTTGACCATAGTTCCTCTGGCAATTTACCAATCATTTCACTCACACACCCAATTGGAGTGGGTTCATCATTACTTGATTTATATGTGGTTTTGTCAACATTTAAAACTGTATCATAATATTTTTTAAGTTGTTCAAGATTGGAATTTTCTATATTAATTGGTGAATCCATTATAAAATAATATTGTAATATATTTTTATATTACAATTTTTCGGTAAATAATTTTCCAATTACATTAAAAATGGTTTATATTTAATTCCCATACTTTTGGCAGTAAATTGATTAGATATTTCACTTTTATTATCGGGAATACATTTTTCACATAAGTATTTTATCTTATTATTGCAACCATCGAAAAAATATTTGTGCAAATTGTCCAATCCAAACACTTCCTGGATTGTTAATGCCTTTGGATTTTTCTTATATGAGTCCAATCTTTTTTGCAAAAATAAAATTTCTCTTGCTTTTTGTTTATTAGTCTCATCACTCGATGCTAAGATACTATCCATTTTCGCTGGTAATTCTTCTACTTTTCTAACCCCACTTTTTTTCAAAAACTCATTATATTTAACAGCATCTTTTTCTAACCTTTGGTAATTTTTGATTGCAATTACATATAATTTTTGGAAATCATAGAAATATTCTCCATATGCAAAAAAATTACGCAATCTTTCCAATGTGTAAATAATATTTTTTAATTCCTTCAAATAATTGGAATAAGGCATATTCAATAATTTTATTAGAGGTGTATCTATCTCTACTAGTGCAGTTTTATTCTTCACAGAACGATCAAAATATATATTTGTCTTGTACTCTACATTATCATTAGATGTAGTTGAAGAGCGATCAATTGATTGAACATACAATTTCTGTCGTATTACATTAAATAATGAAAAGAAAAAATTGAATTTTGATGCATAAAACAGATAATAGCGATACATTTCTCTAGAAGTCGTTCCTTTGAGAGGACCACTTGCAAATGGCTCTTTCGCCTTTATTTTTAAAATTTTATGATAAAATCCAAAAGGGAACAACCTAAAATTTTGTAAAGATTCGGTACTGGGTGACAACGGGGTTGATCCTGATCTCGCAGTCCTAAGAAGTCCTTGTATTTTAAAAACTGGTTCATCATCATAAACAATTTGAGGTAGTTTGATTATTTCGCAATTGATTATTTGCTGTTTATCGAATGATTCTTTGAATCTAGGAATTACATGTGATACAACATCTATTCCACTTCGACTATGTCCAACCATCACCAAATTAATATTAATCTCTTTTTTAACTGTAGAATCTGTAACTACTTTCCAGGGATGATATATTTTTAAATATTCATACAATATTCCCCTTAAATTAGCAAATAAAACTTTGGGACTAACATAGTCAATTTTTTCTCTTTTATCTTTAAATTCAGCGCCTGCATAAATCGATTTTGGCATATAAAAATAATTAGTCCAGTGATCCAGTAACTCATCTCGATGTCCGTAAGATTTAAATACATTTTTGATTTTATCCATGTATTCAATCATATCAGCGCGATCATTTCCAATATCATTCAAAAAATCTTCACTCTTAAACATTTTTCTTAAATTTTTCAGGTATAATTCCCAATTTTTGTATCTTTCTCTCATTGTCTCAGCTTCATTATCCTTATCCAACCCTCCTACTGCTCTCTCTTCGTTCAACCATGGAAGTACTATTATTTTATCATTTACAGTTTGAAAAGGACCTTTTTTACCCTCAAAATACTCTGGTAAATAACGAAGAAAACTAGTATATAATGTCTCTGCTGTTCTACGTAACTCTGAGCAAGCAAAAAGAAGAAGAGGCTTATCCCTTGAGTCTTTTTGTGATTCAACAATTTCTTTAAATGTCATCTTCTTTGGAGGATTCATAATTTCATCTATGGACATTGCATTACCTGTTATATAGTCCGCACCTCTTAACTTAGCACTTTCCAAAAAATCTCCCAGTTGTAAACACTCTTGAATTCCTAAACGACTAATATCGCTATCAGGTGCCCATTTCCCTGGTTCTAATAATCCTTTTCCAACTCCTTTGTTAATAATATTGGCACAGCTTGTAGCATGTCTAACAAAAATTATATTGATATTCATTTTTACATTCTCCATCAATATAATTTATAAGAATTTAATTTATTCATTTCCTCTATATCCTCTTGGACCAGGCTCACCTCTTAACCCCCTCTCGCCTGGCTCACCCTTCTCACCTGGCTCTCCAGGAAATCCTTGTTCTCCAACCGGTCCTGGCTCTCCCATCGCCCCTTTATCTCCTCTTTCACCTTTGTCACCACGTGGACCTTTATCTCCTGGCAATCCTTTCTCACCAATGGGTCCTTTATCTCCTTTATCACCACGTTGTCCTCTCTCACCTGCTTTACCTTCAGGACCTCTTTCACCTTGTTCTCCTTTCTCTCCCTTATCTCCTTTATCTCCACGGGGTCCTTTATCTCCTGGTAAACCTCTCTCTCCTGGAATACCGGGGAATCCTCTTTCTCCAGCCTCACCTGGAACTCCTGGATCACCTGGTTCTCCAGCATCTCCTGCCAAACCTTGCTCTCCTTTATCACCCTTATCTCCCATTGGTCCAATCTCACCTTTATCACCCTTATCACCCTTATCTCCAGGTGGTCCTGGCTCACCTGCATCTCCCTTATTTCCTGGTTCTCCAATTTGACCCTTGTCACCAGGAGGACCACGGTGTCCCATGTAACCTTTCTCTCCTCTCTCACCAGGATCTCCTCGTAATCCTTTCTCTCCTCGAGGACCTTTATCACCAGTTGCACCAGCAAAACCTTTATCACCCTTGTCACCCTTATCTCCTTTGTCACCTTTGTCACCTTTCTCGCCAACTGGACCTTTCTCTCCTTTATCACCCTGGGAACCCGGTGGACCTCTTTCACCCTTGTCTCCTTTGTCTCCAGGCTCACCTGGAACTCCTTTCTCTCCTTGATCACCAGGAATTCCTGACTCACCTGGTCTTCCTGGCTCACCTGGAAATCCTGGCTCACCTGAGTCACCAGGTCTCCCATTTTCTCCTGGTTCTCCCTTCTCACCCGGTTCTCCTAATGCACCCATATATCCAGGTTCACCAGGTTCTCCTGGTTCTCCTCTATCACCAGGTTGTCCTTTTTCTCCTCTTTCACCTTTATCACCTTGAACACCACGAGGTCCTGGTGCTCCTTTTACTCCCAGCAAACCTTTCTTACCTGGTTCTCCTGGATTTCCAATAATACCAGGCGATCCCTTCTCACCCTTATCTCCTTTTTCTCCAGGAGGTCCAACTGGTCCCTGATCACCTTTATCACCTTTATCACCTCTAGGTCCTTTCTCACCCTTGTCTCCAACTTCTCCAGGTGCTCCTTTCTCCCCTTTGTCTCCCTGTAATCCAATCGGTCCAATCATACCTTGGTCTCCTTGTAACCCCTTATCTCCAACTTCTCCTTTTTCGCCTCGATCCCCTTTATCTCCAGCTGGTCCAGGTGGTCCTCTTTCCCCCTTATCTCCCTTATCTCCGCGATCTCCTTGTACTCCTGGTGGTCCTCTAACTCCTTTTTCACCTGCTATTTCACCAGGTGGTCCTTGAATTCCAATAGGTCCAGGGGGTCCAATTCTTCCAGGAGGACCAGGTTCGCCAGGTGGTCCAGGTTCCCCTTTTGGTGCATTTTCATAAAGGTGATATAAAATTTTAATGTCCGCTTTGTTTTTATTAATATCTTTTTTTATTTCTTCAATATCATTTCCAATTTTTAATACTAATTGTAATATTTGTTGAATATTTGGGAGTTTATCTCCTAAGCTATTCATAATTATGTTTATAATTAATTATTTTTAAATAATTTTACGATACAATTCAAAGTGAGTTTATATCAAAATCATCTTCTTTATCCAAATCCAAGTCCAATCCTGTTATTATTGGCTTCCTGAAGAGGTATTTTGTTATTTTATTTTCTTCACATTCTTCATTTTCTTCTTTATTTCTTTCTTCTTCTTGATTATCCGTTTCTTCAAATACAGTTTCCTCTCCTTCTTCCTCTTCTCCATCGAAATCATCTTCGACTTTATAGAAAAGGAAAAACTCTTGAATAGAATCACGGTTTTTTCCAATCACTTTGATAAAATATGTTTCGCCCATTGTGCAAAAAAATGAGATTATTGGCTTTATATTTTGATGACAAATGACAGTATTCTCTATTCTAGTTCCATCTGATCCATGAACTTCATAATCAAATGACTCGGGAAATCTATTAAATTTTGGTAAAACGTGAAGAAATCTATTTTTCTTTTGATTCAATACAAGTGATGATTTGAAAAAAATTGCTGTATTTTTCTCTGATTTGTACATTTATAATTAAGTTATATTCAAGCAAATTAAAATTCATTTTTTATCCAGCTATACGCCATCTATGATCACACACCAAACATCTAACAAATTTAGTCATAGGCTCATCAATAGACCTTGTTTGGAGTTCATAATAAGTACATTTTCTTTCCTTACATCTTCCACATTTAAATTCATCGGTTGCTGCCTCTGGTTTCTTCAAATATAGAAATTCATCAGTTTCCTTTTGTTTCTCTTGTAATTTTTCCCAATGCTCAGGGAAAATTTCCTGTGGAGTTAAACAGGGAATTTTTTCAATATCAATTTCACCTCTTAATATTTTGGGAAGAAATGACGTATTGTTGATAGATGATTTATCATTAATGTTGTAATAAATTTGAATAGACTTGTTCAAATATAATTTTTTAAACATATCAAGAGAACTATCTGTTACTTCACCGCGTTTAGTTAATTCATTTTGCGCCCAATTATAGATAGATTCTTCGATACTTTTCGATATTATTTCATTATTGATAACACTGTCAAGTTTTTTCACAATATTATCTCTATATGACGAGGATGCCATTTTTCATTAAATAATCCAAATCTTTTTAAATTCATTTTTTTTCTACATCTAATTCCTAAAAAATTGAATTAAAAACAAGTTATATCATATAATAATAAATGGAATCAAAGATCGAAGAAAAAGTAAAGTATTTTTTCAATAATAATTCAAAAATTCCCAATGTATATGATTTTTCAATTCCTATAAATGAATTTGAAGAATTATTAAAAATTTCATTAACAACGATTTCAGCTCCTCCATACAAAAATAGTTTTAAAATATATGGAATAAATAACAAATTTTTCAAAATATTTCAAGATGGTAGCTGTTTTGGTTATTATCTCAAAAAACAAGAATTTAATAAATTGGATTTTTTCTTCCAATTAAAAAATACGCAAAATCAAATATACAATGATGATTTTGCAGGATTGAAAACATATTGGGTTGAAGAATTTTATGAAGAAATCGTTTTTAAATTAGATGAACAAATGAATCTAATTTTCTCAAAAATGAGAGACATACCAAGAAATTATATTGAATATTGCGTTTTTATGGAGCCTAAGAACGCTTCAATCGACATAAAAAAATATGATTCAATTGTTAAGAAAATTATTTCTGAGAAGTCTTCTTCTTGCAGCACTGTCTAAAACAAGCGGTAATACAAGCAAAAAATCCCATAACCTCTTGAGGATTAATTTCAAATTTACCATTTTGAGCTCTAATTCCAATCTGGACGAGTGATATTGTTGGATCTATTTGAACAATAAGAAAATTTCGCTGTTCTTCATTTAGCTTGGAATCTAAACTATTTATAACCTTTGTTAGAATTTTCTTAAGAAGTACTTTCTTTTCTTGATCACTTAAAGCCGTTTGTCCTTCCATTAGCTGTACTATGTAAAGAGCTATATCAAAAATATTATTAATTATATCATCTGCTAAAGGGTATTTTTCATCTATTTTACTCATAGTTGATGAATAAATAAGATTAAACGCACTCTTTGTATCTCCAATCATTGTTGAATTAAATTTAATTGTTTCAAGACCATCTTTGCTTACTTTAACTGCTAAATCAATCGACTTATCAAATAATTTCTCAAGACTATCATAATCTTTAACCTTATCTTGAATAAATTTTCTTAAGATAAGAAGAGCCATTCTCTTCTTCTCCAAACCAGTTATTTCTTTTTTATTTTCGACAATTTCCATTGTTACTTTAACAATATCAACTAATTCATCATTATCTATAACACCATCATCTAAATATTTCTCAATTAGTTTATCTAAACCTTCCTTAGCAAGTAATTCAATGTCCACCGCGGGGACATTCACCACAATGGATTGTTTATTTTCTTCTTTTTGAGTAATCTCTACTTTTATTTCAACAATTTCTTGAGATGGCTGAGTATTTTCATTTTTTACTTCAACTGTCGACGATATCTCGGGAAGAGGTTGAGGATTAGGAGACACATCATTTTTTACTTCGACATTTGAAGTAATCTCTGGATTGGTTATTTGAATAGGAGCATCATCATTTTTTACTTCGACTTGGGGCGTAGTATTTTCGCTCATCTATAATATTTATATATTAAATTTTTTTGTAATTATAAATAAATGATAAAACTTTTACTTTCTCTAATATTGATTATTTTAGTTTTAGTATTTTTTTGGAAAACTGTTTTTTTAAACGAATCCAAGAAAGTAAAATTCTCGAATAATATTGAAGAAAAAACATATAATAAAAATGATAAAGAGCAATTTACTTCACCAGAATATGCACAGCCCAATAACAAAAATAACAATGTAGATAAACTAAGACAAACTTATGATAAAATTAATCCATACAATTTCTACACACAAAATTATAATACTCCCAATTTTGTCACAAATGTTGAAGATGTAAGGCAATTTTTCTCATATGATTTACCACCAAATAGTCCAGAAAGTACTCTCCCGATTCCAACTGATCCAGTTGTTCCAATCGAACCTTTTGAGAATTGCATGACGCAAAAGGAATATGGAAACACCGATCAAATGATTGAGCATGCAAAGCAAGATACACCTTGGCTAATACCACAACATAAAAAAACCCCTTCAGGTTTAGAATATGAATCTGATTATTGGGTTTATAATAATGAGATGCCAATGAATGGAGGATTATTTGGGGATATAGTTGGGTATGAAAATATGGGCGATTCATTTTCATTATTTTATACTAAAAATACTTCAGATATAGTTGAAGAACAAGAAAAAGCACTTAAGAGAAATGATGATTTGAGAAATGGTATGGGAACACCACAAAAACAAAAATATTTATACAATATGTCCAACCCCTAAATGTAAAATTTTGGAATAAAATATTTTTTTGTTTTTATGACAGGTGTTTTTTCTAATTTTGGCTTATTTATAATTGGACGAGCAATAGTTGGATGATTTATAATTGATCTTGGTTCAAAATCGACTTCAACATCTTTATTTTTAATTATATCTTCAATAGTATCTTTCACTATCTCATCCGGGCTTTTTAAGATAAATTTACGATTTGTAATAATGATAGACATTATTATATATAATAGAAAAAAAATGATTTTTTTACTTGCTGATTACTCTCAAACAAAATGGCATCAAAGGCATCTAAAATTAAGGAAGAAAGAAAGGCTTTCTATTATGAAGATGATCGAGAAAAACCGATTTTAGCTGCTGGAGTATTATTGGTTAAAAATAATGAAGTATTAATTCAAAAATTACCAAAAGATGATAGTTTCCAATTCTCAGATTTTGGAGGAAAGGTTGATATGACGGATATTTCTATATTGGAAACATTATCAAGAGAGTTATCAGAAGAAATAAATTGTGGTATATATTTGAAGAAAAACAAAGTTTATCTTCATGAATTGGAACTAAGAGAAATGATTGAAAAAAATATGGTTAAACAAATATATGCACCCAATTGCAAATATCTAGTCGCATTTGTAAATTTTGATGAAAAAAAATATGGATTGGACATGGAAAAAATTGGGAACAAGGAAGATCATGATAATATTGAACGTACTGTACAATGGATTACTGGAGAACAATTTATTAATTCTCATTTTGAGCACCATTTGCACCCAAGATTATGGGGAAAACCAATTCTTGAATTCTTTGGTTACGATGGTCAACATAAGATTAAAGAAGAGGAAGTTATTGTTACTAAATTGAAAAAATTTGCTTTCAAATCACAATAAATATTCTCCATCTTTTGGTTCGTGTAAAGGCTCTAAGAAGGGCATATTCTTTATTTTCTTATCATCAGGTAAAAACATATTATTCCATAATATAGTTGCCATTACTTCATGCCCGAAAGCACTAGGATGGAAACAATCTAGAGATGATAAATATGAAAAATTATAAATTTGAAAGTTTTCCATAATGGGTTGTATAGAAAAATTTATATTTCTTAGAATACCAATTTTTTTATATTTTTTTACTAGCGGGTTTAGTAAAGAATTAATATCTTTATATAATTTTTCTACGACTGGTTTGAAATCTTTCGTTTTATCTCTCCCTAAAATACATGGACATTCATTAATTATATCGTGGACCAATTCACAATCTTTATGTTGCCAATCTGCAGTTAATCCAACATTAAACGTAGATATTACATTAACAAAAGTTTTTTGAGTATCCTTGATGATGTTTTGGAATAATTGTTCCATGTTGAAAACGTATGTGTTTATGGTATTATTATACCCCGTTAAACAATATTGACAAATATCATTTGCTCCAATCATAATAGTTAAAAGTTTCCAGTCATCTTCGCAATTAAATTTTTCCCATTGGATTTTAAGTTGAGTCCACTCTTTCATAACTTGATTGGATAATGCACCGGATATTGCAACATTGCAATTTATTTGAGAATCATTGGATTCTCCATCAAAACCTTCATAAACTCTATATGATGTCATTGGATATTGCATTATAGAATGAGTTATAAACGTAGTACCATAAGCAGCGCATTTTTTACTCGAATTATATTTTGAAAAAATATTTGGAATTGTACGAAAATCCTTTTCTCCTCCAATTGGGAAAGATTTTCCACGATATTCCCACAAATCCTTGAAAATACTGTGAGATTCCAAAGAGAATCCTGCAGAAATGCTATCTCCAATTACTCCAAAACAGCCAATATCTTTTGGTTGAAGTTCATTGACTGTTTTTGGTAAAGCGAATTGGAAAAATTGTAAAAATAACAAGATCATTATCATAATTTAATAAATATTATAATTTTACGAAAAAAATATTTTGCTCACAAATTCCAAATTGGAATATTTACCATAAAACACCAATTTTTTATTATGCTCAAAAATCGTTAAAAAAAAGTTGAAAAAAATGTCGAAAAAAATTTTTGTCAATGACCCTGCTTAAAATGACGAATTCCATTAGAGTGGTCATCAATAAAAAAATTTCCTATTTTATCACAATTTCAAATCTCCTAAAAATTCATTTTTTAGAAGATAGTAAAACAATAAAATCGTAATTAATTAACATCTTACTAAATAGTTAATAAATCGAAAAATACGTTTTCGTTGTAAAACTCAAAAAAGTCATTTTTTTCATTACCACTCGTAATAAAAAAATATATTTTTAAACGGCAAAAAATAATAAAATATGGTAATTGTATTATCATGTGCTTTTACTCAAAAAAAATATTCTAGCATTTTTAGGCGAATTAGTAAAATATTTTTTTGCGATTCTTTTTGCTCTCTAATTTAAGTTATTTGTTTTTTATAGTAAATTATACATTAACTTAAAAAAATATACTTTTGAAAACCCGCGAAAAAAATCTATTTTTATACCATTTTCGATAAAAACATAATGATAAACCTTCATGGTAATAGACATCATAAGTTTTTTTAATTTTACATGTGACCGTTCATGGAATATTTTTATCATGGTAATAATTGCTCATTTCGGGAATTTAGTTGCTCATTTTGCGAGCAAGACATGAAGCAATGCTATTTTGGTAAATCTCAATACCATAAATAAAACGTTCTTAAAAAAAATTGAATTACCATAATTTTTATCATGGTACTAAAAACCGTTTTTTTTATATCTCCCAGAGGTCCAGTAGGAAGTCATGGTTGTTAAGATAAAAAAATTTATGGTACTTGTGGTAATTGTTTTAGGTCATTTTACTCGCAATCGAGATTTTCTCATGGTAATCATGGTAATAGCTGGAATTGAACCGTCTAGTTTTCATAGAAATATTTTTAAGTTTTGACCATGAGCTGGTCGAAGATTCCATTTTCACTTACTCATGGAATCTTCGCGTGGTAATGTGGTAATAGTGGTTTCCGAAAAATCCTTTGAACCTAGGTGGTAATCTACCAAGCCTCGTAAACGATTTTTCAAAAAGGGGTTCTCATGTTTTTTTTTTCATGGTAATGTAAACTCGCTCTATGGTAAAGGACCCTCTTGGAATTTTCGATTTAGAGGTTTTTATTACCATCGATGGTATTAAAACATCAATATCGAATTTCTCTTTTTCCATTTTTTGAATGGTACTGGTAATGGAATCGTCAAAAACCTTATGGCACCAAACTAAACTCACTTGGAAAAAAATCCTCCTTACCATACCCCTTACCATAAAATTCAATTTCGAGATCTCAAAAAATGATTTCTAACGTTTTTCGTAATACGGAAGCTACCATTCATTACCATAAGTTTTATCCCTGACCATAAAAAAATGGTGATATGAATCTCATTTTATTACCTTATGGTAATAAACCCTTACCAAAAAAAGTCTTTTTCTAAGCATTTTAAGTGAAAAGTAATGGTATATGGTACTAAGTTTTCCACATCTCTAGGAAGTATTACCTAAAAATGGTTATATGGTACTTTTTTTGTTATTAAAAAATATGGTATTATGGTAAGAAAATTGCACTTTTTTGAATTAAAGCATGTAAGGATAATTTATAAATATGGTAATAAAATGGTATTACCCAATTTTTATCTCCTTTCAAAAAGTCGAATAAATGGTGTTTGGTGCACCTAAAATCACCTATATGCCTAAAAACACCATTTTTTAGCAATGTTGGTTTTATTACCATTATGGTGTTATTTTTAAAACAAATGAGTAATTTCTAAATTTATTTTATGGTAATAAATATACCAAGGTACTATTTTTAGTATATTCCACTTTTTTAGTAATGGTATATTTTTTGGTAATGTAATACTTTTTTTTTATAAAATAAGATTTTTATTACCACTCTCGTAATAGAGAGTGAACCGTTTTCAAATTAGTAAGATATAATATCTTAAATAATGTATTTTATTTATCTATTTAGTAAGTAAAACAATCAAAATTACTAAACCGCCCAAATTTGAGGGTTGTAAACTTAAATTAACTTCTACAAACAAATAGATATTGTTTTTAGATATAGATATTTTATTAACTCACTAAATAGTATTATTCTAAAAATAAAAATTTTATTTTGACTAATTATTATTTTACAATATAAAATAGTATAAAATATATAAACATAAAAATATTTCTACAATACTAATGTAAAATGTCAACTTAAAATTCATTACTGACTAAAAGTGTGTGCACTTTTATTCATTCCAAGTTCATTCCAGGAAAAAAAAAATCGAGTTTTTAAATTTTTTCTTACTTTCAGACACAACTTGAATTTCTTTCAAGTGCACGGCCTTTTAGTCTTTTAGTCAAACGTGTCGAAAATTAATGTCAAAACGAGTTTACAATACCATGGTATTACCATGCTCCGAGGGATGTTTATATGCACTTTTTGGTAATGGTCGCGTTTTTTCCTGTATCTCGATAAAAAATAAATTTTAATTTTATTTGATAATTCATAGATAAAAAATAAAATTAATTAAAAAATACCCTATCAATTACCATAATTCATGATAATAACGAGTCGGAAAATTTTGGTGAAAATGGTACTGGCAATATCATGAAAAAAACTCAAATGTAAGTTGGGTGCATTCCGAAATTACGGCGATGGAAGTGAACGAGGGGTAAAAAATTTTATGGTAATGGTGAACCATGAGATTAATTTTCGACACCATTTTTTTTTAAGATTTTTCCTTAAAAATATCGAAAAAATTAAATTTTTTGCCAAGTTTACTACCGTCAGATCTGAAAACCTAAAATAGGTCCCGGATGTGATATTTTTAAAAAAGTTAAAAAACGTTAAAATAAGGGTCGATATGTAACATTTTTTGAGCAACTCCATTTTTGACTAAAAAATGACTAAAAATTTAGTCAAAAATTAGTCAAAAAAACCATTTTTAAATTTTTGAAATATTTTATCCAAATATTTTATTCCATATCTGTATTATGAGTTAAAAAAATAAAAAAAATATATTTAGACATAGTAAAAATACTATCTCAAAATTTGTCCAAATGACTAAAAATTTGACTAAAAAATGACTAAAAATTTAGTCAAATTTTAGTCAATATTACCATAAATGGGTTTAAAAAAA